GTAATTGAAAGAAATATCCCACTTACATCAATGTGTTCTCATCACCACCAAACAATTAAAGGTGTAGTTCATATTGGTTATATAGCTGGAGATGGAGGTCAAGTAATTGGTCTTAGTAAACTAAATAGAATTGTAGAATTATTTGGACGTAGAGGTGCTATCCAAGAACAATTAACATCAGCTATTCATAATGCAGTAGATAAAGTTACTGAAGGTAATAAAGGAGTTATTGTTACTGTAGTTGCAACCCACAATTGTGTTAGTTGTAGAGGTGTAAAACATGATGGTGCTTCAATGGTTACTACTAAAGCATCAGGTGTATTTAGACATAATACTAATTTAGCAAGAAAAGAATTTTTTGATTCAATTAAAATTAATAATGGAGGACATCAAATTTAAAAGTTATGAGTAAAAAAAGAACCCTTAATGAGATAAGACAAACAAAAGATAGTGTTTACAATACTTCTCGTAATAAAGTTAACAAAGTTAAATTTGTTGATGAAGTAGAAGAGTTTAATGCTACAATGGGAAAACCAAATAATTATGAACCTACAATACCTGAAAAGAAAGAGTGGCAATTTGTTTATGATTTCATCCTTGAAGAACTTGAAGAGTACAAACATGCCTGTGAAACAGGTGATATTGTTGAGGTTCTTGATGCTCTATGTGACATTGCCTATGTTTCGTTGGGTAACGGAACTATGTTACATGGTCTTAAGAATAAAATATGGCCCGCATATCAAGAAGTACAAGGTTCGAATATGTCGAAGGCTTGCTCAAGTGAAGAGGAAGCACAGGCTACCGTTGAAAAACGTTCCAAAGAGCAAGGTGAACCGTGTCACTATGAGAAGGTTGATCAATATTATATTGTCTATAGAACACGTGATAGAAAAGTGATGAAAAATGTTAATTACTATAGACCAGATCTTAAACAATTTTTTACAAAGGAAGAGTTAGATAATGTATAAAAAAGCATTTGCTAGAAAAATAAGGGATAATACATTTTTAATACATTTATGGGAAGATAAAGGCTATAGTAAAATCGAATGGATTAATAAAGCCTATGTTGAATGCCCTGAAGCAGATTCTACTCATGTAGGTCTAAATGGTGAATCTCTAAGAAAAGTATCAAGATGGGATTCTTCAAATTCAAAACTTCATTTTCATGATATGCCTGCTTATCAAAAATTCTTAGTAGAAAAGTATGGTACTAATGATGAACCTTCAACAACACATAGAGAAGTATTTTTTGACATTGAAACTGAAATGGGTGATGCTTTAACTGAAGATTATATCAAATCCGCCCCTAAAAAAGTAACCTCAATTGCTTGGTATGATAAACAAATTGATAAATGGGCTATTGTTATTTTAGATTCTAAGGATCAGTTAAAACATACTAAGGCTAAAAATAAAGAAATAATCCCTTGTAGAACAGAAGAAGAGTTATTAGCTAAGTTTTTAGAAAAATTTAGAGAAATTGATCCTGATATTATTATAGGGTGGAATAGTGATTATTTTGATATCCCTTATTTATATTACAGAATGTGTAATGTTTTAGGGGAAGATTTTGCTCGTCATTTATCCCCAATAGGATATGTACGTGAAACACCTTGGTTTAAAGATCAGTATATTCAAATATGCGGTGTTGAGTCTTTAGACTATATGAGGTTACATAAAAAGTTTAGTTGGGCAGATGAACCTTCAATGAGGTTAGATGCTATTGGAGAAAAATATGCTGGGGTTAAAAAAATTGAATATGAAGGTAATCTTGATAGATTATTTGAAACTGATATTCAAACCTTTGTAAAATATAACTTTCGTGATGTTGAAATACTTAAAAAGTTAGATGAAAAATTAGATTATTTAACACTTGTAAAAAACTTATCACATAAAGGTAAACATAACTATAGCGAAGTTTATGCAAATACAAAAACACAAGATGGAGCAATATCAGCTTACCTGTTAAGTAAAAATATAGTTCCTCCAGCTAAAGATCGTAACCCATTATCTAAAAAAAATTATGCTGGTGGATATTTATTTTGTCCTAAAGCTGGGATTTATAATTATGTATTTGACTTAGATTTAACATCACTATACCCATCAATTATAATGACTGTTAATATTGGTAAAGAAACTATGGTGGGGAGAATTATAGATTCAGATGATAGAAATAATCGTTTAGGATATAATGATTTAAAAACTAGAGATTATGCTGAAGAATTAATTGTTGAAAATAATAAAAGAAGTAGAGTAAAAGTTAATATAGGTAGATTAATTAAAATGATTGAAGAAAATGATTTATCTATATCAGCAAACGGAGTAATGTTTAGAAATGATCGTGAATCAGTGTTATCAACTATATTAAAAAAATGGTTTGATGAAAGGGTTAAGTATAAAAATGCTATGAAAAAAGCATATAAATCTGGAGATAAAGAATTAGGTGCTGCTTATTATATGAAACAATATACAATGAAAATTCTACTTAACTCGTTATATGGCGCAACAGCTCTTGGTTCATTCCGTTATGGTAATGTTATTTTATCTGAAGCTATAACACTTAGTGGACAACGTATTATACAAGAATCAGCATTGGAAGCTAATAGAGTAATGAATAAAGAAATAAAAGCATGAAACATTTAGAAGATACTCCTTGGTGGATTTGTGATCCTGAAGATACTAATTACTGTACTTACAGTGATACAGATTCAATTTATATGCATGCTGAACCTTTATTAAAGTTTAGATTTGGTGACTTTGATAAAATGAGTGACCTAGAAAAGGATGATGCTTTAGAAAGTATAGCAATGGATTATGAAAAAATTGTTACCAAATCCTATGATAATTTAACAAAAGATGTTTTTAGAGCTAAAGGTCAACATAGATTAGAAATGAAAACAGAATGTGTAATTAGATCAGCTTATTTTAGAGCAACCAGAAGATACGCACAATGGATTACTAAACAAGAAGGAATTGTAAAAGAATCATTAGATGTTAAAGGTCTTGAGTTTAAAAAAGCAAATTTCCCTCCAGTATTAGGTAAATTTTTTCATCAAACTTTAGTAGATGTTTTAAAAGGAACTAAACAAGAAGAAATTGATACTAGAGTTAAAGAATTTAAAACAAAAATACTTGACGGAACTATACCTTTAACAGAATTAGGTAATCCTACATCAGTTAAAAAATTAAATAAATACACAGAACGAAAAGCTAGAGCAGGTGAAATGTTTTCAATAATTGGAAAAGGAGCTCCTGCATCAGTTAAAGCAGCTATAATTTATAATGACCTATTAAAATTTTGGGGGTTACATAAAAACCATAATTACATAACCCAAGGTAGTAAAATAAAATGGATTTATATGAAATCAAATCCATATCAAATTGAAGCAATTGCTTTCCTAGATTGGGATATTCCAGAAAAAATTCGTACATTTATAGAAGAATATGCAGATAGAAAAAAAATATTTGAATCTATTCTTTTAAATAAATTAGAAGGTTTTTATAATGATTTAGGGTGGAATTTAAATTTAAATCCTTATCAACAAATGTTTTTTAATATATAATATGATAAATAAACTACAATTACAATCAATAATAAGTAAATATTACTTAAATACTAATGAGTCTGTTAAGTGGGAAACAGAAAATAAAATGTTAAATATTAATTTTATGTCCCCTACTAAAGATGTAATTGGTAAAGTTACTTGTTCTGACTTTGAACTAGAAGATAGTACATTAGCTGTTTATGATACTAAAAAATTATCAAATTTAATTAGTATCTGTAATGGTGATTTACTTCTAGAATTAGAAAAAACAAATAAAATATTTACTAAACTAAAAATATCAGACTTAAATTTTAATTTAACTTATGCATTATCTGATTCATTATTAATTGGAAAGGTAGGAACAGTTAATATCCCAGAATTTGTTGTTGAATTAAATTTAACATCAGAAGATATAGATAACCTAATTAAAGCAAAAAGTGCTTTATCCCAAGTAGATAATATGCTAATAACTACTACTAAAAATTTAGATGGTGAAAACGTATGTGAATTTGTTTTTGGTGATGAAGCAGGACATAACAATAAAATTACCTATCAAATAATAGGAAACATTAATGAAGAAGGAATGAAAATTCCTTATAATTCAGATGTATTTAAAACTATACTCCATGCTAATAAAGATATGGAGGAAGGAACATTAAAAATCAGTTCTATGGGACTTATGGAATATAAATTTAAATCTGAAGGAATTGAGAGTGAATATTATGTAGTAAGAAAAGCAGAAACTGAATTTTAATATATGTATAAGAGAATAAACAGACCTAAGGGCGCAAGTTTTATATTTTAATTATTAACCGCTGATCTAACGACAGCATAAAAACAAAGTGATATGAGTACACATTTTTTAGAAAGATTTTACAATCCGTATGATCTATTATTTCGCAATTTATTTGAAAGTGAAGCAGCTTTCATCCCAGCTACAGAAGCTAAACAACAATATCCTATTAACATTTATGAAGATGATTCAGGTCTAACCTTTGAATTAGCTTGCACTGGCATTCCAAAAGATGCTATTGAAGTTAAATTAGAGGGGGATACAATTAACTTTATTTATGATAAGGATAAAACCCCTGATCCTAAAAGGAATTATATCCATAGAGGGATCGCAAAACGTTCCTTTAATTTAGCTTATAAATTAGGAACTAAGTTCAACCCAGTAAAAGCAACTGCTAATTTTAATGATGGATTACTTATGGTAAATATTCCATTTGCTAAAGAGGCCTTGCCAAAAGTTATAAAAATAAACTAACCAAAAACGCGCCCTTAGGTTGGTTTATTTAAAAATATTTCGTATATTTACGTCAAATTAAATTAAAGTTATATGACAACAAAGATCAAAGATCCCAAAATGCACCCCTATTTTATAGGAAAAGATACATATTGTTACACAGTGTATCAAATTGTAACCCCTCAACAAAAATATTTAGAAGAAGGTAGTGAAGGTAAAGATTATGAAAAACCTGTAGGTCACTATTCAAACTTTGGATCAGCACTTCAATGTGTTGCTAAAGAAAAACTAAATAATGATAGGACTCAATATAATAGTATTAAAGAATATATTGAAAGATGGGATGAATTAATGGTTGAATTAAAAAAATTACAAAATTATAAAGGATTATGAATTTAGAAGCGTTATTTAATGCCGTTATTGTTAAACCCCTAGAAATAGAAGAGGAAACTTACGGCTCAATTGTAGTACCAGATATAGGTAAAGATAAAAATGAACATGGAACTGTTGTTGCTGTAGGACCTGGATCAAATACTCATATGGGACATTTTATCCCGAGTGTAATTGAAGTAGGTGATATAGTTGTTTTGCCTACCCAAGGTTTTACTAAACTTCAACATGAAGGGGAGGAATATTATATTGGCCCTGAAAATCAAGTTTTAGCTAGAGTAAAAAAAGAAGTTAATGTAGAAGAAATTTTAACTGAAACAGAACCATTAGATGAAGATCATCTAATTAGTGAAGAAGAAATGGATAAATTAGAAAAAGAATTATAAAATGAGTAAAGTTATAGAATTTGGCCCTGAGGGGAGAAAAAAATTAGTAAAAGGAATTGATACTTTAACCGATGCTGTCGTATCAACATTAGGACCTAATGGTAGAAATGTTGTTATTGAAAAGGATCACCAACAAGTCCAATCAACTAAAGATGGAGTAACAGTAGCAAGACATATAGCTATCAAAGACCCAGTTGAAAATTTAGGTGTTAACCTTGTTAAAGAAGCTTCAATAAAAACAGCAGATAAGGCAGGAGATGGTACAACAACTTCAACATTACTTGCTAGAGAAATGATTAAAGAAGGCCTCCAACATTTAGCTAATGGAGCTAATGCTGTTGAAATTAAAAGAGGAATGGATAAAGCAGTAAAACAAGTTACAAATTGTTTAAGAAAAGATATTACTGAAGATATTTCCGAAGAGGGACAACTAGAACAAGTAGCAACAATCTCAGCTAATAATGATCCTGAAGTAGGTAAACTAATTGCTACTGCTATTGAAAAAGTAGGTCATGAAGGAGTCGTACATATTGAAGAAAGTAAATCTGGAGATACTTATCTTGAAACTGTTGAAGGTATGCAATTTGAAAGAGGTTATAAATCTCATTATTTTGTTACTAATAACAGTACAATGACTTGTACTTTAGAAGATGTACAAATTTTAATCGTAGATGAAAGATTAACTACTGTTAAATCTTTACTTCCAATTTTAGAAAGTTGTGCTTCTAATAATAAATCACTTTTAATTATTGCTGAAGATATTGATAATGAGGCATTAGCTACTCTTATTGTCAATAAAGGGAGAGGTACTATAAAAACTTGTGCTGTTAAAGCACCTGACTTTGGAGATAGAAGAAAATTAATTCTAGAAGATATTGCTACTTTAACAGGTGGAACTGTTTTTTCAAAAGAAAAAGGTCATAAATGGGAAAAATTTCAACAAGATTGGTTTGGTGAAGCACGAACCGTAACTATTACTAAAGATAAAACAACAATTATTGATGGTAAAGGTATTGAAGAGAAAGTTGAAGATAGAATAACAAACTTAACTTCTCAAATTGATAGTGCTGAAAGTGAATTTGAAAGAGAACAATTACAAAATAGATTAGCTAGAATATGTGGAGGAGTGTCTATTATTCATGTAGGAGGATATACTGAAACTGAAATGAATGAAAAGAAAGATAGAGTTGATGATGCCTTAAATGCAACTAAAGCAGCAATTGAAGAAGGAATAGTACCTGGAGGTGGAACTGCTTTATTATATGCTAGAGAAAGTATATCTGGTGTAATTGGTGCTAAAAACGATAGCATTGGTGCAGAGATTGTTTATAAAGCATGTGGTAAACCATTTGAACAAATACTTATAAACGCAGGGCATGACTCAGTAAAAGCTCAAATGTTGGGTAAGTACAGATTAGTTGAATCTGGAGATGATACATGGGCAGGATATGATCTTAAAAAAGAAAAAGTCGTAAACATGAAAGAATCTGGTATTATTGACCCAACTAAAGTAACAAGAGTTGCTCTTGAAAATGCAGCTGCAGTAGCAGGAACAGTACTTCTTACAGAATGTATAGTAGTTAATGAACCAAAAGAAGAAAAACAACCAGAAATTAATCCTGCATCAATGATGGGAATGTAATATGGAAAAAGTAATAAATGAACATAATCAATTAATTGCAACAAGAGTGCCACCTGGAGACAGGTGGCAACTTGTTGATGATTCTAGAAGACAAGTTCACCCTACTTTAACGGAAACTTTAGAAGCTTATTTAAATAAAACAGGATTTAAAGGTGAGTATAGATTAGACCCTATGGGAAGTAAATTATATGCTATTCAAACTACTGAAGAAGAAGTTAAACCAAAAGAAGAAAAATTATACTCTATATATGGTGAGTTTAGACAGGGTATCTAAATTTGGTATTTTTAATTTTAGTTCGTATATTATAGAAAATAATAAGTTATAAAGTCGATGAAAGAACATTCATTATTAGTAGAAAAATATCGTCCCGTACAATTAGATGATTATGTTGGGAATGAACATATCAAAAAGACTATTTCACAATATTTAAGTCAAAATGATATCCAAAATCTTATTTTTTATGGACCTGCAGGTACCGGAAAAACAACTCTTGCTAAACTCATTGTTAAAGGGCTTGATTGTGAGCATCTTTATATTAATGCTAGCGATGAAAGAGGTATTGAAACTATTAGAGATAAAGTATCAGGTTTTGCATCATCAGCTAGTTTTAAACCACTTAAAGTGGTCATTCTTGATGAAGCTGATTTTCTTACTATTCAAGCGCAGGCTTCTCTCCGTAATGTTATTGAAACGTTTTCGCGTACTACTAGGTTTATCTTAACTTGTAATTACATAGAACGTATTATTGATCCATTACAATCAAGATGTCAAACATTAAAAGTAATACCTCCTAGTAAAGCTGATGTAGCAGCTCATTTAGCTCATGTTATGGTAATTGAAGGCATAATACATGATTTAGAAGATATTAAAATAATTGTAAACCAATATTATCCAGATTTACGTAAATGTATTAATACAATTCAATTATCAACTCAAGATCAAAAATTAGTAATTGACAAATCAGTACTTGTATCATCTAATTATATGACACAAGTAGTTAAAGAATTAACAGGAAAAAAATCATGGAAAGAAATTCGACAAATTATTGCAAACGCTAATGTCCAAGACTTTGAAGAATTATATCGTTATTTATATGATAATGCTGATAAGTATGCTCCTGGCAAAGAAGGAATGGTAGCGATTATGATTAACGAATATTCTTATCAGTCTAATTTTAGAATAGATAAAGAAATTAATTGCATGGCTCTGATAAATCAATTAATTAACTTATAATGCATTACAGTAATAAAGAATATCTTAATAGTAGTATTACTTTTACTGATGATAATAAATTATTAGACTTTCAAGGTAATTGTATTATGATGGGTTGGGAAGATCCTATAATGAAAGATGCTGCTGATTTAATTTGTAGAGATGGAGGAAAAATTCTTAATGTTGGGTTTGGATTAGGAATAATTGATAATTATATTCAATCTCATAATGTTGAAGAACATTGGATCATAGAAGCTCATCCCCAAGTACAATTTAAAATGACTGAGGAAGGGTGGGATAAAAAAGAAAATGTAACTTTGATTTTTGATGATTGGAGAAATGTTTTAAATGAGTTACCTAAATTTGATGGTATTTATTTTGATTCATGGGTTGATAATAACGAAGAATTTAAAAAACATTTAGATAATATTTTAAACCCTGAAGGTAAATTTATTCAATTTTGCATGTCAAATCCAAATTTATTAAAGAAAAAATATAATGTTGAAGAACATAAAACTAAACTAAAAAACATAGATCGTAATCAACTATTAGATGGAATGGTTTATTGGGATCCTAGTAAAACTGAATTTATCCATCATTTAATAATTAAAAAATAAAACATCATGAGTGAACAATTGCAACAACCTCAAATCGATTTAAAAAGTACTACTGGATTTGAAGATGAAAATGGAAATAAAGTATTCCAACAGGGATTTGTTCTTAGAAAAGTTTCTAAGTTTATAGCAGGATCTGATGAAGATGCTATTATGCCTATTCCTGTATTCTTTGAACCAAAGTCAGGAAAAATTGTAGGATCTACTTTACATCCAGATTTAAAAGAGGAGTACAAAAATGACTGTATTTAATTGGTTAAATGAAATTACCGTTAAGAAAACCCCAGCGTCCCAATTTACTCAAGAAGATTGGGATGGCTGGAATTCTTATATGGTTCATAGATTTTTATCTATGAATATGAGTTACATTGACACAGTTAATATAGCTCAAAAACTTCATCCAACTGATAAAAAAGGTATCTACAATTTTTATTGTAATATGCTTCCAAAAAAGAAAATTTGGAATAAGTACATCAAAAACCAAAATAAAAAAGACACAAAAGAATTATCTAAAATATTAGCTAAGTATTTTGAGTTAGGAATAAATGAAATAAATTCGTATATTCCAGTATTAGGAAAGGATAGTATCAAACAGATACTTAATGCTGTAGGATTAGAAAAAAAAGAAATAACTAAATTAATAAAAAGTATATGAACCCAGAATTATTTAATATGTTAATGTCATCAGCAGAAGCTGATAAAGCAAAAGCACTATTATCTCTAGACCTATTAGGAAACAAATCAGTAGGAATTGGTGACCATTCAACTGAGGATTTTTATAAAAATGCTGAGGAAGCTCTTCAGACGTTAGTAGATGCTGATGATAGGATTAATACACTAAAATTGTATTTTAGTAATAAAAAAGTAGTTTAATGAGTGATATAGTCAAAAAATACTATGAAGATATGAGTGATAGAGAAATTATGAATGCTAAAAACATGGGTGAAGATTCTAAAGCATACCAAGCAGAATCTGATCATACAGTTAATCATTTTGAAACAGAATATCCTGAATTATCTCAGGAATTTAAAAGAATTCAAGATGAAATGTATAGAATGTTTGCAGCTAAACATATGGATTATGGTTTAAATAATATCTCTCTAGGTGGTGATTTAAAAAACCCCAATGATAAAAAATTTTCATTAACAGGTTTAGCTATTAGGTTAACTGATAAAATTAGTAGATTAAGAAATCTATTAACTAATGGTAGAAATTATGTTAAAGGTGAAGGAATGGAAGACACGTTTATAGATATAGCTAATTATGGTATAATTGGTATGTTAGTAGGACGTGATAAATGGAAGAAATAAATTTTGGCTAAAAAGAAAATACCCGTAGT